CCCGTATTCATCGAGACAGGCACAACGCGGAACAGACCCGAGCTGCGCATCACCTGCGGCACTGAGTCGTACGCATCTTGCCAAATAACTTTAGCCAATTTGACAAAGTCAGAAAGGCCAACAACATTGAGTTCCATAATAGTAAGACTTTATAATTAGCCACCAACAACACCCATGCCAGCAATACCGAGATTCAAGATAAAGTGTCCTTTCGTTGTTGAAAGAACCTTGACGCATTGAACCGTATCGTACGTAGAAGCACCGCGATTAACCGTGAGTGAATCCGTCAAATCTTGGAACAAGCCACGATCAGCTGCAACGAGACCTGAAGTAACATCACCTTCCCAAACTACATTGTTCTCAACTGGCACCTCCACAGGCACGAGACGCGCCGTAGCGTAGTCGCTATCTGTAGCCGCGATCGTCTTTTGGATAACACCAGCGTGAGTTGAAGGAGCCGTTGAAGATGTAGCAGGAATCAAGTAACCACTTGACCATGCAACAATAGCACCCTTCGTAAAGGCAGTCGAAACTGTGACGTTAAGCCACAAGATTTTCGTCTTGCCCTGTCTGCGAGTAAAAGCCATATATAGCTATTATCTTGAATAAATATTCGTTCCGCACGCACCCTCGAATTTCTTGCATACAAAAATAGCAAGCCCTATTCAGGATGCTTGCTATTTGTGCTACCTATTGCTAGGCTGCTGACAAGTGGTTTAATCCACCGAAATCAAGCGCGGTTTTATGCCAAACGGCACTAACAATGAGTATCCGCACATCTCACGAGTAGATTGTCACCACAAGTATACCTCATCTTTTTGTAGGAGACAAGTGCTTAGCACTTCTTGCCACCTTTGCGCTTAGACTTCATTGGATTTCACCTCCTCTTCTGGTTTAGCTTCTGTTTCTTTAGCAGCTGCTTCTTTCTGTTCAGCCTCTACCCGTTCGATCTCTTCTTCCTGTTCAGCTGTGTCAGCCTCAACCATCATTTGGTCAATACCGACATTCATAAAGTGTTTGCGACCGAACACATGTCCGAATGCTTTGACCTTCTTGTTCTCAATGATGTTCTCAAAGGCAGACAAGATCGTGCTGATCGTGCCTAACTGAACATGGTTAAGTGCAAGGTCTTTGAGCCACTCAGTAGCGAAGTAAGATCCGACAAGCTGCATCGTGGTCACTCCTGGAACGGCCTCTTCCGTCTGGATCTCATGGAACAGAGTACCACTCATTTCCGTCTTCTCTCCGTTAGTGAATACGATGTGCACAATGTCCCCACCTTCACTGGCCGTAAAATCTTTGACTTCTCGTTCTCCGATAAACATATTAGATGCTAGGATTAATGAATTTCTCTTCTACCTCGTACTTGCGGCCATCAGTGATTGACTGCAATTTGAATAATCTTCCGTTTGCGGCTTGACTTCCATAACGCACCTCTTCTCCTAACACATTGCAATAGAGACGAGTAGAACGGCGTAGGAACATGATGTACGGAACTTCAACAGATTCTCCGTTCTCAAGGTTCAATCGCATCTTTTGGTCTTCTTTGTACACACCGTTCTCGTTCTTATCACAGAAGTTCTTCGGCATCTGATCCCAAGAGAGAATCACATTTCCCTCATGCATGCCAAGGAACACTACTTTGCCTTTGTTCTCTGGATGTTCAGAGTCGTAGCGATTCAACCCAGCTTTGTTAGCTGCAGACTCCAAACGGTCAATACGATTGAACAACGCTTCGAGCTTAGCTCTATCAATCGTAACCTCATTACTCTTCTCTTTCTTAGACCGTTCTTTCTCTTCTTTCTCAAGACGCTTCTGTTCTTGAGCGTCTAACTCTTCTTGCGTAGGCATAATTATTTCGTGTGCTTCTTAATAGTTTCTTCAGACAATCCCATCTTAGAGGCCAGATCTTTGAGGTCATCGCTGAACGCGGTAGGCTTTTGTGGAGCCGGAGCCTGACCCATATAGCCACCACTGAATAACGGATTCACTCGCGGAGAGCTATGCAAGCTAGGTTCAAGAGCTACAGCGTCGCGCATCTTGTTAAAGATCTGATCTTCTGTTTGAGCTTCGTCCTTTAGACGTTCGTATTGCGCCAGAGCCTTCTTACGATCTTCGTCACCGACAACTCCAAGGCGATTCAACGCCGCACTCTTGAAGCTCTCACGTTGATTCTCAAAGAAAGACTTCTGTTGTTCTTCTAACGCTTCAGCACGCTGCAATAATTCTAACTCACGAGCACTAAGAGCCTTGATCTCAGCTTCTGTGCGCGTGCTTAGTTTCTGCCAATTCATTTGCTTGTTCTCTGCTCCAGCCAGACGCTTCTTCGCTTCTTCAAGCTCTTGGGCAGTCTTCGCCGCAATCTCCTTAGCCGCTTTGAGTTCCTCAATGGGAACTTCCAACACAATCTCATTACCGTCTTCGTCAGTATACTTTGGCATACTTATTTGAAAAATTCTTCTAAGATCTTCCGTAGTCCGTCATACTGTCCCTGTAGCTGCACTAATTCAGTTTCTGTCTTCGCAACAAGTTCTGAGTGCTCTTGCTTTTTCTTTGTCAGAAAACCAGCCTTAGCATCAAAGTCTAATTGCAGAACCGTCATCCGCCTTTCAATCTCTTCTCGTGTTAACTTCTTCTCTCCACCTTCCTTCTCATTTGAGACGAACGCCTCGAGAATATCTTCCACCACTTTTGAAGCTTCTTTCTTCTTCATGTGATATTGTACTTATTAAATAATTCCTCTTTCTTCAACCGCTCTCTGTATAAAGACGAAAGTCGTTCAAACTCTTCAGCCACAAGTTCAACTCCATTCGCTGAGGCACGAGCGAACTCCACGTTGCGCATTTCGGGAGCTTCTCGTGCCGCATGATCAAGCTGAGCAAAGACTAAAGGATCAATGACTTTCCGAAAGAGTTTATTGGTAAAGACTGTCTCCGCGAATGCTAGAATGTCTGCCTGTTCTTCTTTTGGGAGACTGTCTAGATCGATTGCAATGTAGCTCTGCATTGGAGCTACCTTATGCCGCATCAGGTAGAGCGGATCAAACGGATAGATCCACTCCGCTATCTTTCTCCGGAGCTTGTTTAGCATCGCTATGCTTTGACTAATGTATTAAGACTCGGAGCTTCCGGTTTCTTTACAGCCTGCATCATTTGCTGCTGCATCTCTCCACCTCCAGGCATAGCCGGTTGCGCTCCTGGCATTCCTGGTGGCATTCCAGGCATTCCTGGCTGTTGTTGAACAAAGAATCTCTTTGGATCTTCCTTAGCCAATACAGCGAACCGTTCCTTGAGGTACTCCATGTTCAAAGACTGAATACCAAAGATAGCTGCAGCGTCTCTGATATTCTGGGTGAACAGCGTACGATTCAATTCACTCGTGTCTTTTTCCGTTGGAGTTATGGTAATGTAGAAAGTGGCCTTGAGCTTACGGAACTCTTCTGGATGCAGATATGTCTTCCGTGTTGGCACGCCCGTCTCTTTCGTGAGAAAGTCTTCTTCAGCTCTGACTTGTTCTGGAGATGCGTTCTGAGCCATCTCTGGAGAGAATTGAATAATGCGTCGTCCCTTTTGACCTGTCTCGAGAGTCGTATCAACAGACATCGTTCGGTAGACATTCTGTTTCAAGCCGCTCTTGATATCCATGATCTTGTTATCAATCGGCTGCGTCCAGTTAGCCATGATGTTCTGTATACGTAACCATTCGAGCTGCTTTTCCATCTGAATGACTCCCCAAATAGCGAGGCCGAGTTTCATCATCTGCTGCTTCTTGGATTCCAAAATCTCTGTAGCTGTTTGATTGCCACTTGTTGAGTCACCGCTGAATACAGGTTGCACAGACTTCTCGTCAATGATGCCCTTGATAACCTCAAAAGCATTCATCTCAGCCATCGTGACACCTGTAGGCTGGACAATCGGCACTAACTTTGTAACGTCAATATTATCATGAACAGTGCCAGGACTCCAAATACGCTTGCTGAGCGTACGCCGAGTGTTGTTTGCCATCGGCGGCTTGAACGACTGTTGAGTCTTCAAGACAATGAGTTTCAACATCTCGTCAATGGTCGCTTGGTCTACTTTTGTCTTTGCTGGGATTGACTTTGAAATAGCAAAGAACTTACTGATAGGCTCACAAGAACCCTTGACGATAGTGTATTCTCCGCTGGGAGAAATTGACTTGAGTGGCATCCCAACTGGCAACATTGGAATACCATTGAAGCTCATGTAGAAATGGTTGCTGACCTTGTTCTGATAACGCACCCATTCGACCATGTTCTCTTGAAGTTCGTGCAATGTCCAATTCTGAAAGTTGTTGTTGATTGATGAAGGCTGTGTTCGCACGAGCTTACGAGGCACGTATTGCATGCGTTCCCAATCTGCGCACATCGCTACAGCTTCTGAATACGGAATTATCGATACGTATGCTACGTCTGGCTGTTTGGGCAACTCAAACTCCTTGATGTTGCCGAAGTACATCATTGTACCAGGAATCATGCGTGTCTCGCACATTCCGTAGAGCTTCTTCAATTTTCCTTTGTATTCTTTCTTCTTGAAGCTTATAGCGTCAGCCCAGTTAACTTCTTCTTTCTCATTACAAAAGTATTCGCTCCAAACTTCTTCGATGTATACATCCCCTTGATCCAAGAACTCTTTGTAATAAAGAGGACGCTTAGAGTCATAGTCTTCAACCTCGCGAGACTTCTTGACCATGTCTTCAAGGTTTTTACCTAACCCCTCGATTACCAAATCTTGATCATCAAAGGCGTTGATATTTCCTTCAAGGTTGTAATTCAAAAGAGCACTAAGCAGGGTAACTCCCTTCTCGTGCGTTGTTCCTGTGACTATGCGAGTGTCATCTTGATTTACTTTTGGAGGAATGTAGCTATTGGCTGCTCGCGCATTCGTATCGTAATACGTAACGAAGTCCATGTCATCAAGCTCAGGATGAGTAGCGTCCCGTTGCTGACGCATGTTCTCAAGACGCGAGATAACAAAAGATCTTTCTTTTTCCTCTTCAGGTGTGTATTCCAATGAAGGCGGCGCGTAACTAGGGTCTAACAACTGATCAATGGTCATAATCAAATCACCGAATATCGGTCTAAACGGTCTAAGATTTGATCATCTTCCATCCTCTCACTTCCAAGGTTCGGCATTCCTAGTGCCTCGCCACAATCTCTAACTGCAAGAGCTAACGACATAACCCTATCGTCATGTATACCTTCCGGCACCATGACTTTTACTTTCCCCGTATCGGAGAGTGTGTATTGAAAAGATTCCAGTTCCGTAAACAGCCCTTCATCTTTCGGCAGCTTAATGATGCCTTGTTCTAGAAGAATTGCCAAGTGGTCTAAGATTTGCCGACGCGTACCAGTATCGCCGCCAGTAAACTTAACATTATCACCACGCTCAGTATCAATCGGTATCCCGCGAGCAATAAGATCGTCAACGATAGGATCGCCAAGTCCAGTAGAATCAATCTGAATGCGAGGCTTGTTATATCTATAATATGAAGCCTCAATACGAGCTTTCTGAACATTCCAATCCACCTGATTGAATCTGTCTTGTGGTAGAACATAGAAGTTGTTCAAGCAGAACGGCGTGAGGACTGACCAGTCGTTGTACTTGGCTAAGTCTATCCCCATTGAGAACTGCAAGTGCTTGGCATTGTCTACCAAGAACTGTGCCTGTTGTTCTGAGTAGACATTCTCTCTTACACGACGGAAGAAGCTGCTAGCAGACTCCAAGAACTCACATTCGTATTCTTGTGAGAAGAATGCTTGAGTCGTGGTCTTCCGCGCGTCTTCGAGTAAATCTGCGCGTATAATACCTGACTGGGAGGCTTTCAAAGAACTAGCAAACCAGTTCGGATCTCCGTAGTTGACTGCGTAATTGTATTTATTGAAGAAGTCGTTGCGTCCTTTCGGAGTTCCCATGAACCATGTCCATCCTTGCGGATTCGCCGTCATGATAGGCTGGATAATACCAGACCATAGCTCTTGACGCATGTCTCCGTACTCGTCCAGAACTACCCCTCTAGGATTCGGCCCACGCAAACTGTCAGGTTTATCCGCTCCAAGAACGTACAGAATGCTTCCATTGGGAAACTTGAGTGTCAAATCAGAGTTATTGCGCTTCTCCCAAACTTCTGGAGGACAATACTTTGCTAGCATCTCTGGTTCTTGCCAGACAATCTTCTTCGCTTGATTCAAGAAAGGAGCAACGTACCAATATGTGCCACGCACTGCATAACACCAGCGTATCAACTCATTGATTGCTAATGTCGTCTTGTGGGCTTTGCGATGCCAGACTATCACCTTGAATCTGGCTGGATGCTTTAGAATCGGAAGCTGATGAGCCTCCGGATCCCAAGCGTAAGGAATCCGCATCTGAGTAGAATACTAATTGAATAGGGCTTCCGTCCGTTCCAGATAATTCGTGCTTGTCTTTCGGCTTACCAAGAAGACGATTCAAAGCTTCTTGAATCGCTCTAAGCTGCACATCATTCGGCTTCTTAGAATCTGTTTTTATAATGTTTTCTAAACGAGGGAGTGCGTGATCTGTAACAAGTTTTGCCCAATACTCAGCTCGTGTAGCGTCCATTATTTGTTTCTGTAGCTTCTTTGGCAGTTTTGCAATGAAAGGCTTACGACCAACCTTATCTTTTGATCCTCTACCTCCTCCTTGTCCTTGCTTAGAAACAGTCCCATCCTTTTTAACTTTTAATAACTTCTCCGCCATATCTCAACTATACTACTATTCAATAAAAATGACAATGATTAGCCTTTAGAATTACCCGCAATATGCTTACCCTTATTCCACATACTTACCAATTCATGCTTGAAAAATACCTTTGTAACGCCCTTCTGACCAAACTTGAATCCTTTCTCTAACCAGCAATTCGAGCAACAGAACTTACAACCATACTTTAGGAATTTCATCTGGTCTCTGTTTACCCAGATTACTGATTTGCAGAAGTCACATACGTCTTCGATCATTGCTCGAAACTTTCCCCCTTTTGTATATTCGTCCATTCTGCTAGCGCACCATTCTCCTAGTGTCTGTCTGCCCGCGACTTTCGCAGGTGTAGCATTCGGCCTGAACATTGGCTTAATCCGCATATCAGAAAGACCATCTTGATTTCATTAACGCTCTGTGTGCCAGAATGTCTGAAGAGCTGATAGCTTCTTGTTTAACATCCACCTCGTAAATTCCTCCATCCAAGAAATAGTAATAGTCTTGAAGACCAAAACCAAATCCGCATCCGAGAGTTGTATACGTAGTTCCAGTTGTTGTGAAGTTGGTTTTTACAAACGGAGAGCTTATTGAAGATCCAGTAGCTCCATCCATATTCATGTATAGTGTTCCGTTCTTTCTGTATAGATATATTACGTGGATTGTATTGATAGTGAACGATCCGCCGCCAACTCCATTAGAATTTGATATCATCCACTGGGCATCGTCTCCAACAATATATCCGGTATTCGTTCCGTTATATACAATCCCATATCTTGCTCCAGTTGTATGATTATCAATGCTGAAGAAATCCATTCCAGAAGTTGAACTTGTTCTCTTACAGGTAACAGCGATGGTAAAATCTGAAAGAGGACTAAGCAACGCTTGATTTAACAATAGCTTCTGAGAACTGGAGGCCGTGAATTGGATAAAACTCTTATTGTTTGCGTCCGTTGCTAAAGCTGGCTTGTTCGCAGAAGCTACAAATGCCAAGGAAGTTCCAATATCGTCTACCCAATTGGTTACGCCAGAAGAATTTGTAACTCTTTGATCTGCCCTCCAAGAATTTGTAAATCCAACTTCTGTTACAGCAGAAATAGATCGAACAAGATTCAAGTCTACGGTGAGTTCTTGCCCTGCTGTGAATGCAACATTTCTGTTATCGCCATCTGAAATGATCTGCACGTATCCGTTCGTTGAAGTGACAGGCTTGATTGTGTATGCACGCGTAGAATAATTATAATAAAAGTCTGCAGCGTGATCTTTTCCGCCTGCTCCGGCAGTGCTCTTTGGATTAGTATTCGGTCCCATCCAAATCTCAAACAGTTTTGTCTTCATCCACCCTAACAAGCGCAATCCTTTTGGCGGAGATTCTCGTGGAACTGTCCATTCAGCCGCTTTTTCTAACACATACGGGAACATATACCGTTCTGCATATTGCTCTGAGGCTCCATTTGCTCCGTCAGCATGTAATATACGATTTGAATCTCCCGTTTGTGTAATATGAATATGAACAAAGTCCTTTGCCTCTGGAAACGCTTCTAACGCTTTTTTCAAACGAGATATTGAAGGCAAGCCTTCTGTCTCGTCGTAGTCACCGAACACAAAAACATGGATTCCAAGAGCTGCCACTTGTGCTATAGCGTCTATAACATTTCTAGCAAGGTATTGGTCAAGACCAGCTGCTCCTGTGTCAAGTCTCACATCTCCTCCAGGCTGTACCTGCCCTGAGACTGTAGGACGCAACGACGCCTGTTTTGCGTAATAAGAATCTTCCTGATCATACCCAATATCATAATTCGGAAAGAATACTCCGACAGCTATGCATCTGTCTGGGAATCTACAAGCGAATGAAAAGGCATCTAATCCTCCAGTTGAATATCCTAATGCGATAGCAGGAACAACTCCAGTCTTGAATGTTCCATCTGAATTTGTAGAATATCCGAATACCTTTGCGCCCATGGCCGCAGCTGCATGATCCATGATATCTACTGCATCCTGCGTATCTCTTGTATAATCAATTGTCCCCCCATTTCCGCGCCCACGTGTCTGCATCTTTAGAAAAACTGGAGCGCGACCAGAAACAGGGTCAACCATGCTCGCTATCCGTTGTGCCATTGAATCAGGGAACTGCGAGCGTCCGCTTTGTCCGAAACCGCCAAATCCTAAAACCTCTACGAGCTTCCCCGTCGCCGAATGTCCGTTATCATAACAGCGTTTATATCCAAGATTTGTAATGGATGGGTCAATTGAACTGGTAACATTGGTAACGTCAGCTTCTGTATATACACCTAATGCCCCCGTGGTCGGAACAGGATCAGCGGTATCAACAGGATATAAGACAGTAGGATTCTTACTCACTGTTAGATCTCCGCTCAATGTAGCATCACCGCTAAATGAAATATTTCCACCAAAAACCCGTGAACTCGTACCAGACATAGTTAAATATTATACAACTGGATCTATAATATCAGTCGGAGTAACAACCGTTTGCTGCTGCTTATCCCATGAATCTTTGTCAAGAAGTATCCACTGTGTCGTATCTTCATCCCAACGATAAATCTTAAAATCATCTCCAAGCCCAATCAAAATATAGCCATATTGAATATGACTATATGATCCGGTAACCTGTATGATCTTCATGAACTAATTATACCTCTTTCTCGGTATCTGAACAAGGTTGGCTGGGAAGCTCATAATGGTCTCCGACTTGCAATACTGGACAATTGCCAATCAGATGGACTATTCCGCGCACCTTTCGGCAAGTCGTATAGCCTCATACTTCGTTTAACAGAAACTTATTAGAGATAACCTTGAAGCTGAATGTATTATTCCCGAAACGTTCGCACGTCTTGAACACAACCCCTTCCCGTTCAGTTTCACAAAGTTGAGATTTCCCTTCTGCTAATTTTAGTAAGTATGCTTCTTCATCAGCTTTTAGATTATTTTCCATTAGCGGAAAACAGCCAGTAATCGTAGGCACACGATATTCCGTCAACCCCATCTCTTCTAATACACGGATTCTATCGTTCGATCCAAGATGAGCCTGGCTATCAATGTCATAAATATCAAAAATCTTGAATGTCTGCCCTGTTATTTTGTATGGATTACCCTGAATACCTTGTCCTATACATTCTCCTTGGATGGCGTAGTTCTTCCCATAAGCTTTAAGCTTCTCTTCGAGCTGCAGTTCTCTCGCAAGCCTCCACATCGTAGAGCCTTCTGTCTCTTGAAGATCAAGATTGCGAGAGCAGACTCCAAATACTCCGTCTTTCAAATAAACAGTCATTGAAGATCCATCCAGCTTCTCTGTAATCTCAAAATTGAATCCAACGAGGTTTACTAAATCCTTCATGATATTCTGACAACGCTCCTGATCTGTCTTCTGAATGAACTCTGGGAAGTTGCCCTTCACTTTTCCAGATAACTGCGCAGGAATTGGAGCTTCATATTTTATAACGCCAGCCAACTCTGACAAGTCTTTATTAATATTTTCAGGATTAGACCAATTCCAATCTTCACCGAAAACTGTATCGGGCTTGAGTAATAGTCCTTGCGATACCTGCCCTCTGAGTTTGATTGTACGCAAGCGATAACCTTCAAATTCTTTTCCATCAATGAGCATCTTTTTCGTCCCGCGTGGCTTCAAGAACTCAAATTGTGGAACCATCGGAAGCAAGGAATCAATTTCAAAATACACTCCAAAATCTCCAGCCCTGAACTCTCCTTTCTTAACAACGCAATTCCAACCGTCTACAGTAGCAAGTTCAATACTATCAGCCCCTTCAATCGGCTTCACATTCAGCACCTCACGAATTGTAACAAGTTTTCTCATAATGAGTTATGCGTTATAGCTCCCAATGTGGGGAATCTTTTTGACATTGGACAATCACAAAGAATTAAATATTCTAGCCACTGTTTTTCGTAACCTCGTCCTCCACACCTCACACATTTCTTGAACTTCTTAGATTCAATTTCTGCTTCTTTTTCTAGTGTCTCTAGATCTTCTAAGCTAAGATTATACTTCGCGGCGTAATGTTTAACAATTCCTGAGTCTCTTGTTACGCCTGAATAGCTCATGGCTGTACGAATGGCATTTCTCCAAAGAAGATCAATAGTCATAGTAATTTAATAAGATACTCACCAACAGCACGCATACCTTCTTCTTCGGAGGAGGCGGACATGTAGATACGAAGTAATGTTTCAGCGTGAAACGTTGTACTGAATTGTTCAGAGCTGAAGGCTGTCCACCCCTTCTTCTCCCCAATCTTCGTCAGGATGCGCAATACCTCGGCGAAGGTGGGAGCGGGATAATACTTTTCTACAGCCACATCTCCTTTCGCTTCGCTTGACGTTAGCTCAGTTACTCCAGACAAATCTTTTCCACCCATTGTGTGAACACCGTCTTTGTACGTAGCCCATGTTTTTTCTGTTTCGTAATTCCCTATTTCTTCAAAAATAGCGTGTGATGGTTCAAGGTCGAGAGGGGTGTTCATAATTTTTTATTACTCTAAAGATTTGCTCTGCGATTTGCGGGACGATGGCGTTGCCTGCCGCTTTGAGCGCGGCATTTCGCCAGCCTCTAGGTCGCACCAGTCCGTTGGGTAGCCCATCATCCAGAGAGCAAAGGCGGGTTGCAGCTTGAGGCCAGTTTTCGTCCCAGGCATTCCGCCCTTCGTCTGTCCTTTCTCTATCAGACTCTCTATCGTGTCCCGCGGGACTCCTCCTCCCGCATACGACATTGAGGCTCGGGGCGTCGGCAACAGTGCCGCTATCTGATTGGAGAGTGTCGGATAAGCATTCATCGTCCTGTCTCCCATTCTCTCCACGAATCTTTCGTGGTTTTCCGTATGCTCTGAGGCTCTTGGCGTGAGCAACAATCCAGACCCGATCACGTCTGTGCGGGGCGTTGACGGCACAAGCTGGAACAACAAACGGTTGGACTTCGTAGCCGAGAGCTTCCAAGTCAAAGCACACCTGCTCGAAGACCATGCCCCCGTCGATACTAAGCAATCCGCGAACGTTTTCTGCCACGACGTAACGCGGGGAAAACTCTTGAATGACTCGACGCATTTCCGGCCAGAGATGGCGGTCGTCTCCCGTGCCTTTTCTTCGTCCTGCTTGGGAGAATGGCTGACAGGGAAACCCTCCGGTGAGGAGAAAAACTTCATTGACAGAACGGTTTCTAAATTCCGATTCTTGTCTTTTAGCCTTGGTTTCCTGATGTCTCCCGTCATTGATCGGCGTGGAGTTGGTAAGAGTCCTGATGTCTCCATAGATTTTTGATGTTGGCCAATGTTTTTTGAGTATCGTCTGACAAAACGGGTCTATCTCGCAGAAGGTATGCTCAATGTTATGCCAGACACGCTCAGTGGCGATGGCGAATCCGCCAATGCCGGAGAAAAGATCAAGGTGGGTCATACCTTCAAAAGTTCATAAATAAAGTTATTTCATTCGTCTTTTAGGCAGGGGAGGTCGAGAACTGAATCAACCGCTATATTGAATCCATCAACGAACTTTGGATTTGCACTACGCTCGTAAGCATCCAATTCCACAACCCTGTCCCTGATTTCCTTAACCTTCCTGCGCTCTGCCTCGGCGATGATGGCTGGTAGATTATATCCATAACCATCTGGTATAATCCTCTCGGCTTTCATAGCATAATAGTGTTCGCGCTTCCTAAAGAACGGTTCCTCTTCCCACCATTCTTTTTCATATTCCGGCCGCTCCTTTTCGTTTGTATCGCTCATACCTATTTTAGTAAGTCATGAATAAAGTCGATCGTCTCTTCTGATTGCTGGGTGAGATCGTCAGCAGGGAGGTTCCAACCAGGAGTGAGTAATCGCTTAAACCCTCCCATCACAAACTCCTGGAATGCGCCTGAACTCCAAACGAGAATCTGACATCCTGGTCGTTTCTCTTGTATCGCAAGCAGAACATCCGGCAAGGTGATGGGACGACCGATGATCCTCCATCGTTCTTGATTTTCCCAGCTATTTCTTAAAAGGATTTCTCCATCTTCGCTAGGCCCTAAGAAGCAATTACCCTCACGAGAGAAAACTTTGAAATCTGAACCGTTTAATGTTGGTCTGCGATCATAAATCGTTTGAGGTGGGTATCCATGATGCTTAAGAACACACCCAAACTTCAATTCCACAATCTCAGGATTCACCCGAATACATTCCTGACGAATCGCTTCGATTTTTTCTTGTGTGGTCATAGTTTTGTTAATCCTACTTCAGAACTGCGTCCTTCCAAAAGCTGTGTACGTTCTATGTTATCTCCAACTAATCGCGCCTTCCACTGTTCAACTGGCAACGCCTTAAACTCTTGTGCGTATTCTTCTGGTGTGGGCAGCATTCCTGAATTGATCTCTGGATAGTAGGTTGGGTCAACTTCTGTGCAGAGCCTTCCTTGGTCGTCTCTCTGGCCGTCAGCACAGTACCAACGACCAAACTGTTTTATCATTCGTGTACCATCTTTCAATACACCTTCAAGCTGCTTTGTACGATCAACCGCTTTGTCTCCAAAGCCTTTCGGCTCAATGCAGGAAACAGAAGACATATTGATCGTAACCTTGATGGACGGGAAAAAGGCCATGCCGCTTTTCCCCAAGGTTGTCTTATATTCAGCCTCGGTGATATCGTACCGTTGTCCGTTGATTAGAATGATTGTATACATATCATTGAATTATATTCCATTGCATTTGCTTAGTTCCACTTCCGCGACTGTATTTAGAAGCTCTCTCTAACCAAGTCTTTAATCTCCGTTGAATCTCGAAAGTCTTTTCCATCTGCCAACGCTGCTTTTTTCCTGTAGAGTTCAGCTCAGTCCAGTAGCTTATGAAATTATCAAGCTCCTTACGGGCTAAATCCTCACTTACCCCCTTGGTTAACATCCATTGAATAATTTCCTCCTGCTTGGTTATATCTTCAAAGAATTGTTTCGCTATCTCTCTAGGGAGTGGTTCCGAAGGAACATTCGCCTCTCTCTCAATGGTACCCTTCTTATCATTCTTATCATTCTTATCATTCTTGTCTGCGTCCGTCTGTTGTTCTATCTGCCGTCCGTCTGTTGTTCTATCTGTTGTTCCGTTTGGTTGGTACTGATCATAGTTAACTATGATAATTTTGCTAAGTACAGAGTTTTGCTGATGTTCTATCTGTTGTTCCGTTTTGAGCCATTCTAGATACCTTCTTACCTTACCCCTTGACCACTTCCATCTTTTGGCTAATGAGTCCTCACTCCAGCCTATTTCTCCCCTCTCCATAACGACTTTATTTCCACGAATGAAGATGGTATTGCGCTTATGGTTTGCTAGAATGATCAAGTCAATCCAGGCCTGAGTCTTTGTAAACTTCTCAGAGAAATACAACTCCCATTCCTGAATTTGTCTGTGGACTGCTACCCATCCATCTTCAGTCTTCTTCATAAAAATAAAACCACTTCAAACCCCGCCCGTGGCTCTACCCGTGGGTTGACCACGGACACGGGAGGGATATTAAAGCGGCTTTTGATGTCATGGTAGAGCATATGACGCCGCTAATTATACCTCGTTATTTTAATTAGTGCAAGACTCAATTTTATTGATTAATAACAGGTGTTTTTGAACAAAAGATAAAAGCGTTCGGTGGAAACCATGTGTAGTGTTCTTGATCTGGCATCTTTTTGGATTTGACCATTGGGAACGTCTTCTTCATTTTCTCGACAACGTCTGTATAACGCTTGATTCTATCATCGTAGTCAAACGTCCATTCAACTACAATCTTGTTGACCCTATCTAATTGTTTAGATGAAATTTCTTCTAAAATACCCATTTCTGAACCTTCAATATCTAATTTAATACAATAATTTATGAAGCCTTCTTCTAGAGTGGCGAGTAGGTTTATGAGTGGAACTTGGATAGTTTCACCCTTTAATTTACGACATATAGAGTTACGCCAGAAATTACCTTTGTTATGCCGCGAAAGACTTGCATGGCCTCCTTCAAAAGATACAGCTACATTGAACGCCTCAACCTTATCTTCAAGCTTGTTCAATTCAATGTTCTTTTTTAGCTGTTCAAAGCTTAGAGGGTCAGGCTCAAATGCCGTCACTTGGCAGCCCTTGGAGGCCGCCAGCACGCTGAACGCCCCAATGTAGGCTCCGGCATCTATCCAGTGTTCTTCAGGGGCAAATTGGAAGTCTTTGCGCTGATAAACTTTCTTTTCAACAACTTCTCTAATTGACTTTTCATCTGAAGTGCCTTCACGCACGTAGAACTTCAAACCTCCAACTTCAATAATGGATTCTGACATACAAACTTTCTCTTGCGAGCTTTAGGATTAGTTTTTAAGTTATGGTACTTACGATATTCGCAGCAGGCCCCTTCGATACAGCGCATCGTTGGCTGCCCCCACCTTTCATGGAAGAAGTCAGGTAAGTCATTAAGAACTATGCTTAACAATACCCTTACGTCTCTTTCATCTGGCTTATTGGAAAAGCCTGATATAGTCTTGAGAGTCCATTCAGCGCCTGGGCCAACATTGCAATACTGTTCGTACATCCCAAGTGTTTGCCAAATATCAAGCATTATCTCGTAGCGTGGAAGCCCAACAAACCATCCACGAGGACGAAGCAGCTTCTTCAAGTCGTCTTCCGCATATAGTGGCAGCTTCATGTTGAACACCTCTTCACGTACTTCGTTAATAAACTTAACGATAGCATCTAACCGCTTCTGCCCCTTATTGAGCTTCCAACTAGGAACGGTAACATAGGCATTCCCGAACTTAACATCACCTTCACTAACAAACTCTCTTTGCCAGTGGGCTAATTGAACTTGCTGGATCGTCTCGTAGTTGTTAATGGAACGTAGCCAAATTGCATTCAAAACTTTATCTATTGGTACTAAGCCTTCTAATCGAGACTGAATTAACTTCGTCACCTTGTCATCTTGCCGCCAGATATTTGTGAAACGATACTCCTGTAGAATAGGATCTTCTGTCCACGGCCTCTCATATCCAGCTTCTTTGAACTTGCGAATCTTCTCACGTTCTTGGATAAACCATAAGAAGTCTTTATATATTTCTTGGTTCATATTTCGAGTATTTCTTTGCGCCAATTCTCTTCTCTCTGGTGACGCTTCTTAATCACCTCTGGATCTGTTGGCGGGAATAAGCCCTTGTCGTTTTGAATATTAGCGCGTTGTCTGCGAATGGCTTCTGGGTCTGGTAGCTTCTCAATGAAGTCATCAACATACATAGCCCACCTGCCGTTCGGAGCCTGAAAGAATGTTTCAGGGAACATCTTCGCCCAGACATAAGCCATCAACCGTTTGTCATTATTACGGGTGAACGGTAGATGTTCAAGAAAGTGCAATACCCAACTTTTTACGGTCATATCTTTCCGTTGGAGAGCCAAGACTGAAACGATGGATGCGGAGCGTCTTTTATTTTTCCAGGCCAGTCAATTATATCAAGATCTGCCTTGAACTTTTTCTTGAACGCTTGCTTGAATCGTTTATAGATCTTGTCGTCTTTCCAAGAATTAATAATTATCTGTTCGAGACTTTGCATATTTTCCGCGCTTGCGTTTAGCCTTCATGGATAAATTGTCAATGAGGGACTGTTCGTCAATTTCCCATGTGAATGCTGTTGTAATAGGAATCTTCTTCGCTTTCAGCAAGCCCTTACGAATGCGATCAATAACGGAAGTCTTGTGTAAACCCAATAACTCCGCAGCCTGCTTAACGGTGTAGCTCATAATCATCTAAGTGATATTCCCTCACTGCCTAAGTGAATTACATTACCCTCGTGCATCCGGATCTTCAGTGTTCTGTCTTTACGAGACCATTTTAATTTCATTTTACCTAAGCCTGCCAATATATGCGCTCTTGCAACAATAGATCCAGGTGTTCTGCCTAACCTTTCAGATATTTCCTTTGACTTCATCTTTGTGTAATTCTCTATAATGTACTCGTCATCAAAGGTTGTCCACATCTTGTTATGATACCGCATGCTTGCGCTCGGCTGTCCTCCATCAATATCATAGCTAGGCGGCAATACTGTTTCTTTGGGCGTAAGTCCAATAGGATTGATTTCAACATTTGTACCTGTGATCTCTATTTTCTCACCGGCTGCAGCGTTGAAAAAAGCAGCAGCTTCTTTGAAGTTATCAAATGTTATTTTGCATTCGATCGCAAACATACTTGTTGAACTTTTAATCGCTTCATGAGAACCGGAGATACAAACTCTGATCCATGAGCTTTTGAATGATAATCGTTAAAGTAATAAACCTTCTTGACTCCTGAAGCTGCCATTGATACTAAACACCGTTGACATGGACGCTCAAGAGAAAAGACAGTAGAGCCTTTGAGCGGGATTCCTTCTTTAGCAGCTGTGGTTAGCATATCTATCTCTGCGTGGACGGCAGAAACGCAATGTCCATCTTCAATGACGCAATCTTGTTCTCCAATATGACGGTTGACACCGCCAACAAAAGCGGGCATTCCAAATGGACGATGAGCGATTGCTGAACACTCAGCACGAGGGCATCTGTGTTTGGTATTAGCGAAAGATTTTCCATTAGAGACATCTTTGAGATTTTCTAACATTCCTTCCATTCTATACTTCATACTAATTGAAGTTAATCTTCTTAGAACCTGTTAATATTTGTAAGTACTCTGACCAAATTCCTGTAGGCGGCACAAAGTCTTCTTTAGACTCCGTTACAAAGTTGTGCACGCCTGCGAACAACGCGCTCAGTCCACTCATGGTGTTCTCATAATTGTCTGTCCAAACTGGATGCTTAAAGTCTGCAAACTTTTCAATATTGTGAATCCGTGAAGTGACAATTTCTTCAAGCTGATTATCGCGTTCGTTGTAAGCGTGCATACTACCCGCCTGATGGATGTACCAACCCGTAGGACATTCCAGCCATGCAGCAACTGCTTTTTGAATAGTCACGAATTGGTTTACATCGTATGCAGTTCCCCAGAGAATATCGTTACTGCGCATGTTGGCAATCATGTTCAACTTGCCTTCTCGATAAAGCAGCTGTAAGCTGATTGTGCAAGGAACATCTAAAGATTGCGTCTCACTAACAATGTCAGAAGTGCGAAAGATTGGAAGAACAGCTTGGCGAGTGTCAGGGTCTTTCTTTATAAGCTCATAAGCAGCCTTGATTGATCCTTTGAGCCGTGGAGCATAAGCACCGTCCCAATATCCTGTTTCTGGATTCACATACCTGCCAAGATTTTTGTTGTAGTGAAGAACGATTTCTTTTGGATATTGACCCCACACATTCAATAACCCTTCCAAGACTCCGAATCTGTAATTGAGCTTACGGCTCATTTGTAGCGGAAGTGAATCTTCAATCGTTTCGAGCTTGAATGCGTAGCCTGTTAATTCTTTTATTGGTAATCCGCGCGGAGCTACAGATTTTCCATTGCGAAGAATGTCTTCAATGATATACGGATAAGCTTCACTAAAGGTCTTGTACGTTTCCATATTAGTTGAGTTTCTTTCCAGTTAAAGTAGAAAGTTGAATGCTGTAGCACTTAATGCCTGGATATGCAGATGCAATTCGTTGCACCTCTTTCTTGAACAGTCTTTGCGCCTGTAGCATCTGTGAACGCGTCACGTACGTTTCTCCACGTTGCTTGAAGCGTTTCAATAAAGTAGCTTCAGTTTCCCAAGCATGAACAAGAACTGCATCTCGCATTTCCATCCCTATTAATGCCCTCTCATAATCACCTTCCGCCCATTGAGATTTTTCTCCAAAGACCTTTGCATAGATCATTTCTCCTAAAACGAATCTATCACATACAACGTCTTTACCAGCATCCCAAAGTTCAAACGCACGAGAGAAATAAGTATAAGGATCAATCTTTGGCTTGCTAAAATGGAGGTATTTAGCTCCCATCGCTTTTGCAAGCTCTTTTGTGAATGTTGTTTTACCTGCGCAGTCTGTTCCTTCAAATACGATAAACATATAAAATATTATTTATTATCTTCATTTTTATTAGATTCTATAGATAATAAAGAATTTATTGTTACGTTTTGTGATTTGAATAGCTCTGTAAGATTCAGAACAGCTTTTGATACCGTATTTAGTATCTCACTAGAGATTCCATCCCATTTAACACCATAGAAACAGCAATTCGTTACAAGATTCTGCGTATTAGATGTTTTCTTTTTCGGAATATGTTTTTGAAGTTTCTTCATATTATGAATTGTTTTTAACACGTTCAAGATTCTTTTCGTTCTTGGCAACGAATAACTTGTAAGTACCCTTCTCATCACAACCACTCATAATAGAAATGGCTATTAGGATGTGCCAAAGATCAGCAAGTTCTTCTCTTAGAGCTTCAACATCAACTTTCTTACCATTGATACTCGGACGCCAGAATTTACGCGCTGGCAATTCACGTAGATATTCTACTGCTTCTTCTTGCAGAAGTTGAATATATCTAGCTAATAAATCTTGATGCTCACTGTCATAGTTCTGGTGAAAGAAAATATCACCAATGGGAATAAAGTTCTTTGAGAGGTTAAAACCTCGCTTGAACATGTCCCGTAATTCGTTCATACATTTTTCTTAATGAGTAAAGGAACAAAGCAAGTATGCCTGTTATCTGCTAAAATAGCAACCCACTGCTCGATGGTGGATAACTTTTTTTAGCTTTGCTGAGTTGATATGTTTTTCAGACACCCAGCACCCCTTGCTTAATTTCAGGATATGGTACATACTATGGATGTGAAGGCGAGACGAATCGGAACTCTCTGATTCCATCCCACCTGTCGATATTATCAACACTTTAAATACACTAAAGGAATATGCACACTTTCTTTTGTGAGAATTGTAAACAGATAGTACAAGCAAAAATAACATACGTTACATCTGAAGATGGTTCAGCAGATCCAACAGACATTGAATGTCCAGCCTGCGGTGAAGCTCCAGAGATGCCAGAAGATATTACACTCCATGATGTGATTACTTCTAGCGACCTCTGTGAACACTGTAATCTACATTCCAAAGACGTTGTTTATCACCCATATTGTTCTGCAGAGTGCGTTGGTTTTTCACACTTAAAATCATAAAGGAATATGCCAAAATCCAAGACAGAGTTACGCCCAGTCGCAGAATGGACAGAGATCTATGTTGATCTCAAGAAGCAGATCGAGAAGATGGAAGCTGATTCAAAGATTGCTGCCTACAAAGAGTTACTTGAAGAGTTCGAGATCGCCAAAGAAGCTGTAAAGAACCAGGTAAAGGAAAACAAAGAGAGTCTAGAGTTGGATGGTCAAGTGTTCCAATATCAGTCAGCTTACAAGAAGTGGATTGACTATGACATCGCTTCTAAGTTGGTCGGTCGTCAGAATCAAGGCAAGTTAGATGAGATCACCTCCTTTGAAGCGAACGTTGACATGAAGAAATTTATCGAGATGTGTCGCGAAGGTGTCTTCCCAGAAAACGCTCATGTCGGAGCTTACAAAGAAGAAGAGAAGTCTCCTCGTGTAGTGATCGTTGACTCCAAAGAATCTTAATCAAAAATAACAAAAAACAAATATGAAAACTACTAATGAACTTAAACCGTATGCCCGTGATAAACAAGGTCGCTGGTCAAAGAAAACTCGTTGGGAATTCGTCATCTTCTGGATCTTCTTCATTGGAACAGTTGGAGCTTATATCCATCACACTGGATTTCAAGCAAGCCAAGCAGCTACACGAGGAGATGGAGGATCAGCTGGAGGGGTTCTCGCCGAACCCGCAGATCTTCAAGAAGGTTGCACTAAAACTTCGGAAGGCTATTATGAGTGCTCTTCAAAAGACGCGCTCGCAAAGTGGAAAACCTTCCTTGAAAGCGAAATCGAAAAGCTGAAAGTAGATGCCGGCAAGCCTACCGCTGTTCTTACTAAAGTCTGCCGTGTCAATGGAATCACTGATAGTAACTGTCCAAAGATTCTTTACGCCATGGCTCTACAAGAGTCTGGAATGGGAAAGTGGATGTCTGGTGATAACGGACACTCTCATGGATTCTTTCACATCCTCGACATTCACAAAGTTGCTAAATCTTGCACACATGACCTCTTCTGTTCAGCAGACTGGAGCCTCAAGCGCATGATCCGACTCGGCTTCAATGATAATCGCGACAACGCTATTCGTTTGCACAACGGCGGCCTCAGTAACCCTGTAACCTTATCTTACTTACATTCTGTCAAGAGCAAAATGAACTCTTGGCCTCAATGATATGCACAAAAATGTAAAGGAAAAATGTGTAATGTGCGGATGTAAACTTGTGAATCCAGATGAAAATTATCTCGTTCGTGGAAATTATTGTTCACCTTGTAATTCTAGCTGCACTGGAGCCAGTATGAGAAAGTTTCTTAGTGCCCAAGATAAGAAGAATAAGAAAAAGAAAAGTAAGAAGTCACTGGCGGAAATAATATTAAAAGAAGTGTAATATGGGAGACATGACTGAAGACACAATAGAACGCGTAGAAGATGAATGGGCTAGGGAGCATGAAGAATGGCAGATGGAACAAGAAAGACAACTCATGAACGAAGCTAATTATCAGTTTAACCAACCTATGAATGAAGAAATTCAAACGAAACCTCTGGTTCAGACTGAAGAGACTCATCCGATTTTATCGTTACATGCGTCTCCAACACTGGGCAAGATTGGCCTCGCCATGTCTAAAGCTCAGATACGAATCAGAGGTGCGGTCAAGGATTCTAGCAACCCTTATTTCAAATCATCGTATGCAGATCTGGCCTCCGTTTGGGATGCGTGCCATGAAGCAATCAATGAAAACGAAATTGGAATCTTCCAATTGCCTTCTACAGAAGGCAATAAAGTCACCGTCGTCACGCTCCTTGTTCACTCCTCCGGAGAATGGTTAATGTCAGAACTTTCCATGACGGCGAAACAGGGAGATCCGCAAGCAATCGGTTCACTTATCACTTACTGTCGCCGCTACGCTCTTGGAGCAATGGCTGGCGTTTGTCCAGTAGATGATGATGGTGAGGCGGCAATGGGACGGACAGAGAAGGCCAAGAAAGATGACTCTGGAATCTCTAAGAAGGCTCAAGAAGCTGCGCACAAAAAGAATGTAGAAGATGCTAAAAAGGCTTGTGAGAAAGCTACTCCAGAAGAGAAAAAGACTATGGCAGAGCGTATGACTAAAGCGGGATGCACTCCAGAAGAAGTAGCCTATGCCACTGGCAACAAATGATATGCCAACAGGTGTTTATATCAGAAGTGAAGCTGTGAGAAAGCAAATGAGTGAGTGTAGAAAAAGAGATAAAATATCCCCACCCAGTTTCAAGGGGCATAAACACACAGAAAATGCTAAGCTAAAAATAGCTAACGCCCATAAAGGGAATAAATATCTTGTGGGCTATAAGCAATCAGAAGAACACAAGAAAAAGATTAGTGATTCTCATAAGAAGAGTGGTTTTAAGCCACCATTCAGAATTCAACCTGAAAAAGAAAATAGTCACAATTGGAATGGAGGCACTAATATATACAGGAAGATAGTCTCTGAAGCTATAAACAGAAAGCTGAAACATAAAGAGATAGTTCATCACATAGACAAAAATCATCATAACAATGAACTAAGTAACCTTTTTGTCTTCAGGCATAACTATGCTCATTTAAGATGGCACATTTTCTTGAATAGACATGGTCTTGCTGACTCTATATTAGAGTCAAATATAGAACACTTGGCATCCACATGAGCCTATCTCTTTCTTGGAGCGAATTATGCCGTTGGGAAGAGGATCCTAAGGAATGGGAAAGACAATACGTGCTTGGGCTAAAGGATCCTCCATCAGTCTACATGAAACGCGGAACAGACATTCACTCCATTCTCTTTACAGGAAACAGAGATTGTGAAAGGGATGTCTATCGCCCCGATGAAATCAGAGTTCATGACAAGATCATTACAGAATTCAATAAGATGGTAGGTGAAGGTTGGGAACATGAGCAGTATCTCGAAGCCTCTCTGGGTGGTATTCCTATAAAGGGCTACCTGGATGGTAAGAGACCGCCACAACTTCTCGAAGTTAAAAGCGGTGCTCGCCTGTGGGACAAGGTCAGAGCTGAGACACACGGACAGTTACACTTCTATGATCTTTTACTCAACCTCAATGGGATACCGATAGAAGAAAACCTCCTGTTCTCCTGTTCAACTGTTAATGGAAAGTGTGTATTGTATCGCTCTAAAGCGCATATGGAAGACGCTGTAGAGATACAAAAGAGGATTAAACGAGCTTATGAATGGATGTGCCGTCAAGGTCTGTGGGATTGCAGGCTAAGCTCAAAACAACAAACCGTAGTATGATTATTCCCAAGTTCCAAGCTCATGTCAAAAACGGTATTCTCAAGATTGTCAACTTAGATAACTTCAATTCTTTTCTTAAAGGCTTTAAAGAAGGGCAAGAGGTAACAATCAAAGTTGAAAAACAAAAGAAGAACCGCACACTTGATCAGAATGCTTGGTACTGGGCGGGTGTACTACCGACGGTAGCTGAATATACTGGGAACTCAACTGAAGAGCTGCACGAAATATTCAAGCGAATGTTCTTGTCTCCTCAATTTATCACTTATCGTGATAAGCAGATCAAAGTTCCAGGAAGTACGACTACTCTCTCAACTGTAGAATTCTCAGAATACATTGAGAAGGTTATCGCAGAAGCTGCCGGCATGGGGATCATTGTTCCAGAAGCAGGTCAGTTCTATTCTTAATTAAGTTGATCCTTCAAACGGGTAGAGGGGTTTTTTCCTGAACCAGATTGCATATTCCTGGGTTCGGGGCTCGATGATTCTCCTCTACCTTTTCGAAGGATCAACCAATATTCTATTTATGTTCGGTGATTCAGAAAAGTGCCAGCAACTTCAGGATCGTATTGACACACTCAAGTCAGCCTTACTCGATAAGGATCTGGAAATCAGAAACATCCACGCTAACCACGAGCGGAATGTCAATGAACTGAACTCAGATCATTCTATCGCTTTGAAAGAGAAAGACTTCCAAATCAAGCATCACGCTGACGAAAAGATCAAGTCCCTTGAGACGGAAGTGTTCAGCCTGAAACAAGAATTGGCAGTTGCGAAGAAAGAGAACACAATGTTAGAGAAATTGGTTGACGTCAGCTCTGACATCATTGACATCAAAGATTTGACAAACAAACTGATTGAGAAGTTGCCTCAGATTGATTTGAAGAGCCTTACGGTTAACAATAATGGATCTAAGTAATAGCTACTTCGAGCAACTTGCTAAATACATTGACGCCAAAGGACTTGATATGGCCTACTCTACAACATTCTTTAATGGCAATGGTGGCAACAGCGCAACCTTTGAGCGCGAGATGCTCAGAAACGAGCTAGAACAAATGCATAGACATAACCGAGATCTGAAGGACAGGCTGTATATGATGGAGAAGCAAGCTATGAAAATGCAATACCCATGGTACAATACAGCGATGATGAATATGGACTGTGGTTTAGGCGATGCTATCGCTCTTACATCTACCGCTCACTCTCTCCAAGACAAGATTAACCAGAAAGGTTCCAAGTACCATAAACTCTTCAAGGCTCGTATCGCTCAGAATCCTAAATTGTTCGCTTAACCTTAACTATGGAGCCTTGGAATAAAGGTAAGAAGGGTGTATATTCTTCAGAGACCAAGGAGAAAATGAGAATAGCCAAACTCAAGAATCCAACTAAGTTCTGGACTGGTAAACTTCGCTCTGAAGAAACGAAGAAGAAAATTAGTATATCCAATACAGGAAGAATGGTAGAATCTCACAATCCAAGTTGGAAAGGCGACAAGGTCGGTTATCACGCACTTCATAAATGGGTACATAGAAAAATGGGGTATCCTAAAGAGTGCGCGAAATGTAAAATTGAAGCCGAGAAGAAGAATGGGCGCTGGAACATTCATTGGGCTAATATTAGTAAAATGTATAAGCGCGAGATAGGTGATTGGATAGGTCTTTGTAGGAAGTGCCACTGGCAATTTGATTCTTAAACCATAAGCTCATAGCAGAAACTGATTGAAGTTCTTATATTAGTAGATCTTAGCAGCTGTATCATAGTGAACGCAGTTTTCTTATTCAAACATTTATGAACCATCAGCCTCTCAAGCTCTCCACCCAACCAGAACTAATTCGCGAAATTAAATAGCATGTCACTTTCTCTTAGACAGCTTAGTGGATCTGGATACTGCGACTTCTGCAAGACCAGAGCGTGCAAGACTGTACAATCTTCAGAGGATACAGACAGAGATATCTGTCTGGAGTGCCTCAAGACAGGTATGAAATTATTCAATGAAACTTCATTCATCTCAAAGACCCTCACTATGTTCAGCTCCCTCATGAAACGCTTACTCGACAAAGACACTCAGGTTCTTATCAAGGCTGGTTTTCTCAATAACGATCTGTCTCTTACCAACAAGGGTGAAGAGGAAGTCATGGCCTTGATGCTCATGCAGAATAAGACAGACTTGGTTAAGGTCGCAGAAGAGAAACTTGCCGAAGAAGCTGAAAAGAAGGCATAATAGATTTGAGTGGTGAGAATCGTCTCACCTCTCGCCGCGAGTGGTGATGCAGGCTGACATAGCTAATCAGTCCCCAGCTCGTAACTTCCAGAAACGTCTTTACGAGAGACGTCATGCAATGGACGTCATCACTCCTCACGGCGGGAATCCGCAAATGATCCTGTAGCCAAGCGGAGAAGGCGGCATATAAGCCACAAATCAATAAAAAGGCTCACATATGCTATTCGCAGGTTCGACCCCTGCCAGGATCGCGAAAGGAGTTCGTCATGACAATCAAAGAAGCTCGTGCGCTACTCATCAAAATAGCACTCGAGGCATTGAAGAACAAGAAGAAGTAATTTTATTGGGCGCACCGCATGAGGAACGGTCGCCCCTCGCAAAGTGGTGACGAGCAGAAGGAGGAAAATTGGGTTCGAGTCCCATAACACGCTTGAAAGGGGGTGTCTCGTCTAATGGTAGGACGCCTCCGCCTACTCGCCATCACCTTGCGGGAATTATGCTTGTTTCAATAAGCACATCTCGCACCATCGCGCTGTAGTGAAACGGTATCACGTCGGTCTCATAAGCCGAAGAAGCAAGTTCGACTCTTGCCAGTCGCAACCAAGCAAGCGTAGTTCAGTGGTAGAACAGTTGTCTTATACACAACATGTCGCTGGTTCGATCCCAGCCGCTTGTACCATTTCAGGATAAGCCCAACGGTGAAGCAACGACCTATTTGAACGGTCGCGCATAGTCGGTTCGACTCCGACATCCTGATTCATAAGAGAGAATGCCAAGGCTGGCGAGCGGGATTCCAAATCTTGCTGCGGTGGGTTCAATTCCCACCTCTCTTGCCACAGGGAATAGCGTAGCTGGTCTATCGCGCTCGGTTTGGAACCGAGAGAGCGTGAGTTCAAATCTCACTTCCCTGACCATGCAAGAATAATTCATCAATATCTGTAGGAGGAGAGGATATGATAAATAGTTACGACATTGAGACAGTAGATGGTAGAAGGTTCGTTATTCATAATCGTACTCGAGAAGAATTGCTTGACTTCTTGAGAGTTATGAATATTACAAGGGATAAACTTGTCAAGGTAGACAAGAAAGATCCTCAACCAGAAGGATACCAGAACCGATATGCACATAATTAATGACAAGATTCTAGCTTGGCTAGACCCATCTACAATTGAACCTCAAGCAATGGAGCAACTTCAGAATATTTCTGAGATGTCTTTTTTATTCAAGCATGTCGCGGTCATGCCTGATTGTCATTTGGGCAAAGGGGCAACTGTCGGGAGTGTCATCGCTACAGACAGAGCCATCATCCCTGCCGCTGTTGGCGTTGATATTGGTTGCGGAATGATCGCTGTTAAGACAAGTTTATTTGCTAAAGACTTGCCAGATGATTTGAGCAAAATAAGAACTTCTATTGAGCGGCGTGTACCTGCTGGCAAGGGAGGTATCAATAAAAACATCACAGAATCTGCCACAGAACGCATCAAGCATCTTTTGAATTATTGTAGCGACAAACGCCATCCAGACTATCTTGATAAGAATTGGCAAAATCAATTAGGCAGCTTAGGCGGTGGTAATCACTTCATTGAATTGTCTCTGGACGAAGACGAACGTCTTTGGGTTGTCTTGCATTCAGGTTCACGCGGCATTGGAAACAAGATCGCTTGCTCGCACATCAAGGTGGCTCAAGACCTTTGCGATAAGATGTTAATCAAGCTCAAGGATCCTGACTTAGCGTATTTACCTCACGAGACAACTGAATTCAAAGACTACATCTACGATCTTCTTTGGGCACAAGATTTTGCAAAGCTCAACCGAGAGGAAATGATGGATCGTGTAATGAAAGATTTATCCTATGCCTTCTTCAAAGAAGACGGACACCAAAAGGAAATTGAAATTGAAAGAATTAATTGTCACCATAACTTCACCCAACAAGAAAACCACTTTAACAGAAATGTTTGGGTTACTAGAAAAGGGGCTATTCAGATGCAAGAAGGACAACTGGGGATTATACCAGGTTCAATGGGAACACGTTCGTATATTGTTTCCGGCAAAGCAAACGATTTGTCTTTTAATTCAGCTCCCCACGGAGCTGGACGCAGATTCAGCCGCAATGAAGCTAGGAAGCGTTTTACAATGTCAGACTTTGAAAGCCAAATGGCGGGTATTGAATGTCGCCATTCAGAAGCACTTATCGACGAGCTTCCAGGAGCATACAAAGACATTGACGAAGTAATGGAAAATAGCAAAGATTTGGTGAATGTGAAACACGTATTGAAGCAGATACTTAGCGTAAAAGGAGACTAAGTATGAGGGTGAAGCGTTTCATTCTCTTGATTATATTAGCCTTTCTAATAGACTTTTTATTGATCAATATCATGATCCGCATCACGGAATACAGTCTACGCTAATATGAGACCTGTCGTGATGATTCTTGCGCTGTTGGCATTCAGTGTATTTGTTGGAGTTTACATTGAGTATCTTGGATGGCTAATGTCATCAGCGCGTTGGTACTATACTGCTCCTAATATTGTTTCGTTACCTATCGTTATATTCTTTGGGGGACTACCTATTATTTTACTTCTGTACTTTTTTAAGTCGTTATGAACTTCAATAGGATTGTCGGAGCATATTCTGGAAAGAAAACGAAACGTAGAGATAAGCGTCAATGCCCACATTGCTTTTGGCTAGGAGGATATACAGTTGTTGCAGTTACTAGGAATGCTAGAAAGACAGTGGTCACGAGACAATGTGACGCCTGTTATTTTAAGTGGGATGTAAAATCACATTATGATTTATGAAAGTATATAGAATTTTCCCGTTGATTCTCACTATATTCTGTGCTATGTTACTTGATAGATCTATATCTGATAAAGCTGAAAATGCTTTTATAATTATGCTTTTGGGTGTAATAGCATTTGGCTGGCTCTCTATTAGGGATCTATGATCAAGCGAGTCGCAGACATAGGATTCGAAAACACTCATGAATATAGAGTAGCAAGAGTTATAGACTCTCTTCAGAACTCTGGTAAGGTCATTGACCATCTAAACTATGAATAAACAATTCTACATTGAGTGGGGTAATGATGATATTTTAGATATAATCAAAAAGGCCTGGAAGTTTATCTTGACTGGCAAAATTGCGTTGTCCCTTAAAGATGATGAAATGGAGAAAATCTATAAAGAATATCGCTATCAGAAAGATCTGCAAACGATATTTTAATATGAAAATGAGCAAATCAGAAAAGAAGACGATAAATGGACTCCTTCGTAAGCTCATTTATGCTCGTGATGGAGAAAGATGTTTGCATTGCAACAAAACAGAAAGACTACAAATGTCACATATCTATCCAAAGGGCAGGTATCGACGCATGGAATTTGATCCGGACAATTTGAAGCTTCTTTGTTACTACTGTCACTTACAGTGGTGGCACAAAAATCCAATAGAGAGCCATGAATGGCTGCAAACAGTCATACCAAAAAAGAGACTTGACAGGTTGAAGCTATGCGCTAATACCGTAAACAAGTCTCCTTTTGATTTTAAGCTCTACAAGATATTCCTGGAGAAGGAAATTAGTTCCCTTTCAATATCTCGTAACCTTTGCCAACCCCCAAGGCTCCAGCGGCCAAGCCCAAGATCTTAGCTTTTCCAGGATTACCCTTCACCCAACGTGAGAGAGCACTTGTACCAATCTCTTTGAAGAGTTTGTCTTTCATGTTGTCGCGAGCATCGTATAAATCAGACAAGTGACTCATATACTTTTTAAACGCTCCATCTTTTGTACCTTCAGCGATATAGTCGTTCATGGCACGTCGCACGTTCATGATCGCCTTATTCATGGAAGAAGAATCTGGATGATCAAAGGCTTTAGGAAAGCGTTCGTTCACAAGCGTATCAAATTTCTTGCGAGCTTCCCACATCCCCTTTGCGTCAATGGTGGTGCTTGGACTATCAACTACAATTTTAGTTCTTCCATAAGGCTTTTTCTTGCTTCCGAGAGGTTCTATGCTATAGCTTTCTGTCCATGACTTATCTGGTTTAAGCATTTTCTGAACTTGTTCTTCATAAGAGATTTTGTGAATCTTTGCTAAATTCTCTATCTCTTCTTTAGTCCATCCCTTCATGAGCTGATCGACAGTTTTATTAGTAGGTTTTATAGAATTTTCTTCTATAGCGTCCATGGCTGTTTTAATAATCTTATCGTAGGTTGAACCCTCTGAGCTTTCAGTTATGAAGTGCAATGGCTTTTCTGTCTTCACAGCCTCTAACGCTGCACGAACTTGGTCTTTTCCAGCATAGAAATTGTTACGTTCTAAATATGGAGTAATTTCTTTCTTAGCGATTCTACTAACTTCACGGTTCACAGAAGAAATATTGTGCTCAAATCCCTTTCCTGGATCAATAATATTTCCTATCTTCTTTGCTACAGCGTATGTTTCTTCTGATGGAAGGATTGCTACGTCACGCCGTATCAAGCTGCGCACAACACGGTTCTCAGCAATAGCTGCTTCCTTTTCTGCAGCGGAAGCCACAGGCGCGATATAATCGGCAACCTTGTTTAATTTTCGTTCTGCCAAGTGTTGTAACACGCTCTTAGTAGCATTTCCAGCTTCTTCTTGTAATATTTCTCTTCCTGCCACAGCTCCTTCCTTTGCAAGCTGCCCACCTTTTCCAATAGGTAAAAGGGATGCTATGTCAACTGCTGATTCTAGGTCATTAGCTACCGTAGGATGCTTCTTTTTCCAGCGATCATAATAATCCAATCCTTTTCCAATAGCCTGTAATCCTTCTTGACCTACCGAAGTTCCCAAAACAGATTGTCCGGCTTCTGATATACCCTTTTGAACAAAATGAGGCACTATGTTCTTATAAGCAGATTTTAAGCCTGCTCCAACAACATCTTGAACAAAACCAGCCCCAGCTCCAACAGTCTGCACGCCCGTAGAAATAGGATCTTGGTTATCATTATAGGCTCTGCTAAAAGCACCCTTGACACGGTCAACGGCTTTTCCACCAGCTTCGCCGACATCTTTAAAGAATCCACCTTGATCCTGATTAGCGGATTCGCTGTCAGGAGCGGCTTCCCCGCCTTCATTCTCTGAAGGATTTGATTCACTAGAAGGATCTACTATAATTCCGCCAGTCTCTTTAGCGAATGCATCTAATTCTTCTGGTGTATATTCAGAAAAGTTTTTCATATATTATAGCCCAGCTTTCTTTTTAGCTGCATCAAGTTCCGATTGTGATTTATATTTCAGCACCTTCCCATTAGGAAGCTGCAAAGAGAATTGCCTATTCTGTGCTTCTTGCTGATCCCTGAACTGCTTCACAGGTTCTGAATAGTCCGTCAAGTATGCATCTCCATTATCTTTTCCAGTAATCCCATTGATTTGATCAGCATATTGCTTCCGTGTGCTATTGTATGTCTCCTCTTGGCTCTTAAAACGATTCTCGATCGTAGCCTTTAATCCTTTTCTAGCTTCTTCAGTCATGATCGTTGATCCAGACAAGACACGTGCTACATCGAACTTGTATTTATCTGCAAGAGATTGAGCATATTTCTGTACAGTGGCGTACTCACCTTCACGGACAACCGATCCAGGATCCATAGCCTTAGCAAAGGCATACACAAGGGATATGTCATCTGTTGGGCTTTTAGTGTTGTCCTTAATACGCATAGCGTCTCTGTACCCAGTAGAAGCTAATTTGTATTCTTTTGTATTTGTTTCATAATCAGAAATACGAGCCTCTACCCGTTGCTGTTGTTGCGTATTCAACTTATCAAATAAAGCTACTGCATTACGAGAATCTTGTTCCTTCTTAGGAACCTTGTTTTTGGATAGCCAACTCGCAACTGCATTGACTCCAGACTGCCAATCTCCGTAGTTACGAATATTACCAGCGTCATCATTACCAACATTCCCAGGATTGAATGTTTTTGCTCCTTTGCCCGCAGTTCCAAGGCTGGAATCTTGTTCCATCATGGCAACTAACATTTCAGGATCAACATTGTATTTCTTTGCAGCCTGCATGACCATAGAGCCGGTCACAGGACTGTTTGGATATTTACCGCGAATATATCCATCTACATCCAAGTTGCTTTGAAAGTTTCCAACACCAATATTATTCACAATACTTGCAACAGCGTGTTCATGGTTAGGATCTGTGGCATATTTAGATATGTTGTAGCCATTTACAATCCCACGATTCAAGTCTGTGTCTTCTAACAGCTGACCGTCGCGCCAGATATAACCAGATTTTTCTGCATCCAAAATATCACTCGGAGTAGCTGCAGACTTCAAGCGCAAACCATTTTTCAAATCATTTGCAGAGCGCAGGTTTTCTAATTCTTTATCAAGCTGGCTCTTTTGCTTCAAGATCCGCATTTCTTGTTCGTCCTTCTGCATCTGCTGAAGGTTATCATTCAATGTCTGTGTGACGAACTTGTATTGCTCAACAGCCTTGTCATATCGGCTCTGAATCTTGTTTGCGCTAGCCTTATACACATCCGCCATCTGAGCAACGGTATTGGTAAAGTCAGCTCGATTCATTTCCATTTCCTGACCTCGCGTAGCCAAAGATTGAGATAAAGCTCCAAAGCCTCCGATACCAGCTTGTTTGAAGATCTCGCTCTCTCCAATGGAAGCGTCTTTGAAGTCTCTCGGCGCAGCCTTAGCCTTAATCGCTTCTTGCAGAATACGCAAGGCTTCATTACCAGTCGGAAGAGCGTCCTGTGCTGCGCCAGCGGCTTTCATTTCCTGCTGCGCGGCTTGTTGGTCAGCTCCAAGATTAGTATTCATCTGGCTTGCATTCGTTGGCACAATCGGAGCAGGATTTGATGCGGTTGTTGGTTGATTGAATCCTGCGGAATAGAAAGACGCCGCTGAAGTGCTCGCCAAATCAGTCGGAAGGTCGTTGTTCGGATAAGACATTCGCATTACTTCAGCCCAATCTTGCGGAGACTCAGGCTTTTTCTTCTTGGTCTTGATGAATGTGTCGAGCATTTGTTTCTCGACGGCTAGGTTGCGTTGTGCCATACTAGTATTGGATATTCGTATTCAATTGCTGTTTCTGCCGATAATTATCAAGAACTTGACTCAAAGTCTTGGCGTATTGTCCTTGTTGCTGAGTCGCTAATTCGCCCGTAATGCCTCCACTCACCGTAGCCCCTGCTCCCGCCGCCTTTTCAGACCCAACTGTCTTCTCAAGAGAACGATTCAAGGCATCAATCGTAGCCTTATTCTGTAAAGATGCTGAAGTAGCCATCAAACGGTTCTGCTGGTTGACATTTCCCTCATAAAACATACCATCCGTAGGCTGTTGGGTAGGAATTTGAGTACCATTCCCCCCGTTTTGGCTATAAGCCGACTGAGCACCAAGCTCTTGAATCGCCTTCCCAGTGAACGTCATTCCGCTTTGCTCAAAACCTTCCTTAACCTGACGAATGGACTGACCTGCGTCAGCTCTGAGCTTCTCCTGCGTGAGTTCGTACTCACTCTTCTGTTGCTGCAAGGCTCTTGAGAAGTCTGTTGAAGCGATTGTAGCCAATTCCTTGAAATATGGGTCAATCGTGTCTTGCTTAATCTTGTTGAAGGTATTCAAAACCTCCTGAGAGTTATATTCTACTCCAGAAGGGTAGCCTTTTACGGTCGCAGCCCAGAGTTGCTTCAGTTCTGGCGGCAAATTTGAATTCTCGATCATGTCCAACGCTGATTTCAGTCGTTGTTCATCGCTATCTTTGAAGTATTTTGAGCTATATCCGTACTTTTTAGCTTCCATTCCTAGAAACTGCTCCAAGGCTTGTGGATTTTCCTTAGACCAATTAGACATTTCCGCCGTAGTAGCGTCTCTATCAAAGTATTTCTGATAAAGTTGGTTGATCCATGTCCGATCTACAGGATCAACATTAAAACCTCCAGCGTTTTGTCCGCTAGCAGCCGCATTTTGTCCTCCTTGACCACTATAATCAGCCTGTCCTCCTGGAACTCCAGCACTAGCAGACGGTAATGGAGCATTATTAGTAGCGTAAGACCAATTTTGCTTATCTAAAGCACTCCAGGTATTAGGATCTGGCTTGTTTTGTACAAGTTGGTTAATGGATTGTTTCTGGTCTTGCGATAAACTCGCTTTGAAAGGGATATTCGTAGATACAGACTGTCCAGGAAGAGGCTGCGGAGAACTTCCAGGAGTGTTAACCGTTCCTGGAGCATTCACCATTGCCCCAGCTTGACCTGTTACCCCTTGATAATTTGCTCGCGTGTCTGCGTATCCTTGACTTACGTATTTTGAGAGAGTATTTTGGTCAGGAATATACGTCGCCTGTCTGCCATCCCAAGCGTAGAGTTTTCCATTGTCATTCAAAATCTGCTTTTGCTTGTTGTCAATCGGTGTAACTCCGGCAACATTTTTGTACTTGTCGTAATTAGGATCTGTTGAATTCACGATTGATCCGTCTTTCAGCTTCAAAGCTGGCCGTTGGTCAAGAGCTTGAGCACCTCCGGCTACAGTCGTCTTGTCAGCAGAAACACCAGGAGCACTTTCTATCTTATACCCAGATTGTTGCATTTCAGCTAACGTGCGATATTTACCAGTTTTGTTATCTGTGCGAACAGTAACACGCTCTCCACTGGGAGAGACAACTGTCGCCTTAGGAATCGGAGTACCTTGATAACCGATAGTCTTGTAAACTCCGTTCTGCACAACCGTGATAGGCATCAAGTCATCATAATCTTGCGCCAACTGCGATAACTGTTGTGAACTGACTCCATCAGGGTTGCTGATTCCGTACTTGCCTAAATCTATATTACCTGCATTGGCTGGTGTAGGAGAATTATAAGTAGGCTGCTGAACCGGCTGCTGGTATTGTTGCTGTTGCGGCTGTTGAGCTGGCTGTGGAGTAGGCGCAGGAGCTGGAGCTGTAGGCTGAGAACCTCCAACCTGTGTATATCCAGCAGCGAGCCACGTCGAAAGATTGTTTGAATCTATCGTCATGGTATTCCCGCCTTTTGTGACTTGTATCATTCCCATAGTGAATATTATGCTCTATTCTAAGTTTATACAACAAGTTGAATCGTAACTCCAGATGTTCCAGTATCTCCTGCAGTACCAGTTGTGCCGTTAGTAGAAGCTCCGCCGACCGTACCAGTCCCACCAGTTCCGACTGCTCCTCCAGATCCACCAGCTCCTCCGACAGTCGAAACAGTCCCAGCACCTGAGAGCGTAGAGTAGATGAGCATGATCACACCACCACAACCGCCCCTACCACCAGCTCCGCCTCCACCGCCTCCACCGCCACCACCGTTGCCGCCGTTGGCTCCATTACCGCCCTTGCCTCCTGTGCCTCCAGTTCCTCCCACCGCCTGTATACTGCCAGCATTAGAGATTGTACGAGCACAGATGACGACAGTACCCCCGTTACTCCCAGATCCGCCAGATCCGCCGCCTCCACCTCCACCTCCACCTCCACCACCGCCAGAACCAGAATAACCTCCACCGCCTCCACCTGCTCCGCTCCCAGATCCTCCAGCTCCAGGAAGGTAAGTCAAATAAGCGATAGAAGCTCCAGCTGCGAGATCAAGCATTCCAACTCCAAACTGTGCAGAGTATGGACGCACTGAAGATACTGAAGAAATTGTTCCGATTGTCCCAGCTCCACCACCGCTTCCGCCTGTATATCCTCCTGTTAGTGTATTGTTTCCAGTCGGACCACCGTTTCCGCCATTTCCTCCTGTAGCTCCAGATCCAGAAGGTGTGCCGATATAAAATGATTTTGTAACAGCTGTTCCGTTACTCCCTGCGGTTCCGTTACCTCCGCTCGCACCGCCTCCACCGCTCGTTCCGGCCGCACCGCCAGAAGCCCCTGCCTGACCAGCAACTCCAGCCACCCCTCCGTGAACATTCGTTGAAGTTAATGCCGCCCCAGCTGTTCCACCAGCTCCACCAGCTGCACCGGATGTGCTTGCAGAGTCTGAACCTGCCGTTCCGTTACCACCAGCATTTCCATTCCACTTGATAACACAGCTAGCTCCTACTGTTAATGTTCCCTTTACAAATAAGCGGTATCCAGCTGTTGTCAGCGTCGCTGTCCCGCTCATCGTGAAATTAGTAGCAAAAACATCTGCGATCAACGTATAGTCGCTGCCAGACTTTGACATGTAGCTCGCATACGTATTCGTTCCGTCAAGTGTGAACGACCCATCTTGCCCTGATCCGAATACGTCGTTGTTGGTAACTGCAGATCCATTGACAGTCAACGTCGTACCGTTCCATGTCATGGAGTTATCAACTGTGCCATCTCCAATTGAGAACTTAGCAACTGAACTGCTAATACCAAGCCAGAAACCTGTGCCAGTATTATAGTCTGTTTGTCCAGACTTAATATGGCCTGCGCTAGAAAGAGTGATCGTTCCAGCGGTTAATGCTCCCATGTCCGCTGTGATCGCAGAAAGTTGTGAGACATTAATCTTGCTCGCAGTTATGGCTCCAGCTGCAATTTCATTTGCCGTAATTGTTCCTGTAGCTATCTTGCTCGCCGTAATCGTGCCAGCGGCAATCTCGTTCGCGGTAATGGAACTTGCTACGATGCTAGAAGCGTCAATATTCATTCCGCCATTACCTCCGAATATCTGGAATGTGGCTTCACCGGAATTATTCTGCGCAACACCTATAAGCACTTTTCCATCTCCGACAGCATCAGCTGCATTCGTTGAGATAGAATAAAAGGTTGTTGATGCCGCTATATCCAAATAGATATACGTCTTGGCGGCCATGTTTCCGGTAGACGAATTGTTTATTGAATACGATGTTCCATCAGAAGCTGTGAATGTTCCAGATCCCCATGAAACAGTGTCAGAATCTGTAACAGAAAAGACACACGTCTGATTCCACCCTCGGGCAGCAAGATTGACCTTAGCAGAAGTTACAGTATTCGCTTGTAAATATGTTCCGTTAAGATTTGATCCAGTTGTGGTACTGAGTGCGCCTTTGACTGTAAAGGATGCTCCTGCAATGTCATATTTTATGTACGTCGCATCAGAAGCTGCACCGAAGTATATACCAGAAGAGCTTATGTAATAGCCAGCATTCGTAGAATCTGAAAAGGAAGTCTTGCCATATTTGATTGTTCCGCCTGAAAGTGTAATGGAAGCGAATTCTGCATTTCCAGCTCCATCAATTCTCCAGCCCGTCGTTCCAGCTACATATCCAGTTGATTGAATGTATGTATCAATACTCAAAGTGCCAGCTCGTAACTTGCCAACAGTTAAACTCTCAATCTTATCTCCAATAATCCCAAGATCAGGAAAGATTTGTTGAGTGTTTACAATCTGTTCGTCGATATTACTCGGTATGGCTAATCTTAAACCTTGTGGGTCAAATCCCACTCTTTCAAGTGATAGATTAGGCAACCGAGAAATAGAACTCATACTTTATAAACGTGAATCAGGCATTCCTAACATCGTTAATCCGTAGAACTTCCAAGATGGATTCGTAGACATTTCTCTTCCCTCAAACTGTATAAAATATCCGGCTATACCCTCATTGAAGATGGTGATCAACTGGTTGAGCGTTCCTATCCGTTGGAATTCTTGTAACTGTTCATGCTTAGCGTTGAACAAACGATAGTAGAGTGTTAACCCCATGCCCTGTTCTGCGTATGCGATGACTTTACTAATGTTCTTTATTATGGATGGATCTCCCAAGTCGTATGCCTTTGTACGGAAGTGGCTGACAATCGCGTTTGAAGTCCCCGCACTACTATCATAATCTCCATACACTATTGAACTTGAGTCACTATATTTTCCTTTCCAATAAATCCATCCATCAGACGATCCCATCAAGAGCTGTGTGCGCGCACTTGTTTTATATAATGCCATTTCTGTCATCGCCCCATACAGTTCACGCCAACGCCACATTCCTGTTTCAATATTATAAGTAGCGAGACACTTGTTATACGTCAATCCATTGGCTTGCGTATTACCTAGATAAATATAATATTCATTGTCCATGACAGCACTTCTCCAATTAGAAGTTGTTGACTGACGAACCAATTCCTGTATGTCAGATCCGATAGGGGTAGGAAAACCTCCTTTTGAAGCCCAGATATTATCTTGATTTCCCCAAATAATCATGTCTCCAGCATTTTGGATAGATCTGTTTTGTGAACATCCAATATCCCACATCTTTTTCTTCTCACTCTGATTGTAGAAATATGCAGAATATTCTGTGAATATAACTAATCTATCCCAGTTTTCTGCGATTCCGGTAATTTCTTCTGAATAATCTACATCAATAAAATCAGATGCTGGTGTCCATGTGATAGCTCCAGCAGAAGGAACACTTGAAAAATATACGCGATAAGGCTGCGCTGCAGCGTTATAGCAATTTGCAATATAAAGCCTGTCTCGATACCGCTTAATATACTTTGCTTGCGGCATGGATCCAACATTTGTAGACGTAGAAAATGTTGTCCCTGTCAGAGAAGCGACAGGCAGAAAAACATTGTCAGTAGAATCGTACCCTACAAAAAAACAATATCCAATAAACCCCTCCATTTCTACTAAACAATCTTCATATGTGCTCCAAGCTGTTTCTGCAGCTGTAATCTCCGTCCATGCTCCATTCGTACTTGGGGCTGCCAAATAGAACAATTGAGTAGCGGTATCACCTGAATTGTTCACTGTCGCCAACATTTTCTGCACTGAAGCTGATTGACGAAAGTTGAAAAGACCAGTAATGCTCTTTCCAGACTGAAGAGTATTGCTTGAAGCATTTGAATATCCAACATCCTTCATTAACACACCCTTCTTATATGAAGGATTACATCCATTACAAATAACCAACTGATTATCTCCACAGAGAAAATGGCTCAACTCTGTTGTTGGCGGTTGTAGGAAGTGTTGTATGTGTATTGGAGATCGCTCTGGCATATTACCAATTAGAAGATTGCGGCTTTGCGGTAAAAGTGTAGTAATCGTACTCGTCTAATACTGGGAGTTTATACAAGTCCATATTTGAAGTGACGATATCATTGAACTGATTCATGAACTTCTGCTCATCGTCGTATTGTTGTTTTCTAGCTGCGATCTTAGCAGCAATATAGAATGTAATCACTGTTGGAAACGGTATTTCCGTGGTAGAAGCGAACGACGTGATTCTAGATAATTTTCTAAGATACTTGACTTTTATCTTTCGTCCTGCATAAGTACTGCTGACGGGTACATCAAGAAAAATGCTATAATTAAAGATCGCATATTTTGTTGGTAGGCTTGGAGCAACTCCTTGAAATACATTCGTCCCAGCGGCTATTGTGCCAGTGAATGTCGAAGAAGAGAACCCTGATAAGATTCCCGTTGATTGTGCGTTAGCCGTGTAAGAAGCCGCACTAATCGTGCTTACATAGATTGTTCCAGATTCAGAAAAATCATTTGAATCTGTGAGAGTCACGCTAGTATCAGACGCACTAATCTGTGAAGCGAGCGTCGTCTTCGCTACCCCTTCCAAGAGTTTATCCATTTCATCTGAACTCAACTGGTTCAGCTCCCCTGTTCCAAGATAAACATTCAGAATTCCTTGAGCTGTTCCGCGATACTTAGGCTCATACGTTAAACCAGAGAGCGCATATTCGTTCTCGTTTGTGGTAGTCGTGATAGAACTATCATTCTTAACTAACTCAAATACCCAATCTTGTTTTTCTTGAATACGATCAATAGCCTCATTTGCATCATCAATAAGTTGACTTTCTAATGCAAAACCTGTTCCATAATTAACAGCAGCCTTAGCACACGCTTCAAGTGCAATCTTCTCAAAGCTCGTATCTCCATTACCAGAGTAAGAAGTATCAGAGCAATAGTTAGAGAATGTCGATCCAGCTGCATTCTTGAATCTGAAGAAAGCATATCCAGTAGTATTGGTCGTATCAATGTACGTTGTATATAACTGGTCAGGCATTATATCAACAGTAGCTAACACACTCTTGCTTCCAGTGGGCGTTGTTGCTCGACTGAATTCAATCTGGTTATAATCTAATACAGTCACTGATGTGTCTGTATAGTGATCAAATACCAATCCGCTTGCTAATGTTATAGTCTGTCCACTAGGAGCGGTAGAAGCGTGCACTCGGATTATTTCCGCATTACGATCTCCCCAATTCCCTATAAGAAGATATTGACCTACAGCGAATCCGTAAACATTATCAACAGAGACATTTGTAATAGCAGCATTCCTGTCCGCGATTAAGCGAGCAGTAGGCTTTGATTCTGTTAAGCTCGAGTGATAAGCTACGAGCGTATTATTATTTACGCGTAGGTTCAATAACATACTATAAAGAAAAATGGTTGAAATAATTTGCGATAGCTTCTGCTGCTTTTTCAGGATCAACCTTCATATCCTGAGCGTTTGTGCAAAAGCCAGCTTCAATGAGAAGTGCAAAAGGCTTTGTATCTCTCACCATGCCAAGCCTACCGAATCTAGAATTCCTATCGTCGAAAGCACCGCCATTCCAAACAGGAACCCCAGTAATTTTAGCATATGTTTCAGATAGCTTAACAGCTTCTAATCGTGCTGCTTCTGACCCACCCATGTAGCATGTGGTGACACCCCTAGCATTCACATTAGAAGCTGCATTTGCGTGGATCGAGAGCAAGAAATCTCTTTCATTTGATTGCTTGTTTATCCAGCTGATACGATTAATGAGATTTCTATTTCCAGACCAATCAGTAATGAACGATGTTGGAACTTCCAAAATCTTCCATGTGATTAAACTGATCTTGGGCTTTAACGCTTTCCACACAGAACGATTCCAGGCGACTTCACTCATAACTCCGGACGCACCAGGAAAGCGGCTTGAATGTCCAAGATCGATAAACAGTTTTGGCATACCTATGATAAAATGGAAGTTATCTTTGAAGCTACAGCCTGTAAGAACGGAAGTCTGAAGTCACCATTTTCTGGCTTGTCTTTTATGAGGCAGGCAAACGATACCTGATCAAAAGGAACAAGTTTTATTTCTTACTTATTGTTGCTCATATTAGATAATAGTGACCTTAGTTACATGCGTCCAAGAGACGTTGTTCCCGCTAGCTCCCGTGACCTGAATAAGAAGGTTCGGGCTGCTTACGTTAATTGTCGCATCCCACCCAGATTGATCTTCACTTTGAAGAATATCTAATGATCCGATGATAGAAGTCGTGCCAGCTACATTCTTGAATGAGCCGGTGATCACATACGTTCCGCCATCTCCAGCCGTTCCAGAAGCTCCACCCGTACGTTTACCAACAATGGTCGTCTGAACAACAACTGTGGTATTAGGATACACCATGATAGTATCCAAGGTTGTAAGCGTTGCATCAGTCGTGTCTACGCTCCCCTTCACTTCTTTTATTCTAGCATTAGGATTTGTCGCCATATTTATTTCTTCTTAGTTTTAAAACCTTGAATTATATCTCCTTCATCTTTCGGGTGGTAGTACTCCCACTGTTCTTCAATAACCCTCCCTTGAGAATCGTATATCTTCTTGATAATCTCTACTCTGCTAATCTTTAGGTGTTGTTTTTCAATAATCATATTCGACCTTGCCCCTTCGCCTCTCGGGGCAAAGGCAAACCCCTACAACATCTTCTTCAAGAGGAAGTAAGGCATTTCTAGAACAGTTAGGTCGTCGTCTGTTCCGTCCCGTTCAATTTTGAAGCTGCAGCGGCTTCATTGGCAGCCAAAAGTTCAGGGAACTTTTCAGCTAGACCGCCGTCAAGGGCAGCGTTGAACTGACCTCGACCGTCAATCACCATTTCCAGATGACCAACGGCAGTATCATAGGCCTGCCGAACCTCTACTTTGCCTGAATCTTCATTCATTCTAGCAAACATGAGATGGGCGATAGCGGCCTTGACACGTTCCTCTGAACCGAGGACTTTGAGTAATTCTTCTGACATATAAGAGTGTGAGTGAATAATAGCGACCGGATTCTCCCCGCCGACCACTAAAGGTCAGCGGAGGAGGAAGATGAACCGCTCTTAATAAGCGGCGGGGAGAATCCAATGCATAAATTAATTAACTGGCGGCGGAACCTTTAATCCCAACAATGAAAGGACATACATTAACCCAGCCTTCCAGGCTGCTCTAATTATCGCTAAAGAACCAGCAACCAATAATCCTTTTGTAATGAGCGTTGGATCCCAAAACTCTCTGTGCATTGCAGCCTCAACACCTACCTCAACAATAACTGCAGAAACGATAGTATTGAAGGCTGAGTGAATTTCGTGCTTCACTTTTGGTGAAAGAATATCATTTAATGACATATTTGATAATCATTGTTATGAATATCGGAACGATTATTATATTTGTCAATACCAAACCACCTATAGCCATATTCTTCGTCTCTTCCAGCTTAGTTACCCGTCCATTTGTTTTAGTTGTTTGATCTTCAACGCGCTTCAACCCTTCTCTCATTTCAGAAGAGAGATTCTGTATCATGATAGCCAATTCACCATTCGTAGGATTCTTCATACTATGCGAGTGTAATAGCGTATCGTTTTCCAAGATACCTCTCGACTTTGCGCTGTTCAGACGCGGAAAGCACGCGATTATAAATCATGAATTCAGCGAGATCGTATTTTCTAGGAAAGATGGTTGCTGTATTAGCGTCAAAAATAAACAACTTTCTATCTACAATCGCTAAAGCGGCATCATTAACCGTAACTGTTCCGCCACCATTTTTATATGCTTTTTCGATAGAGCCAGCACCGCTTCCTGTAACTGAATATGTAATGATAGTCTTTGTGGCAGATGTCAGAGTAAGTTCTGGCCCAGTAGAATGCCGCTTCCATTGTGTTTCAGCTGCTCCATAGAAATGGAGAGGCGCGTTACCTCCGCCCTGAGCATCAGAGAACCATTCACCAGTCGTTCCGCCAGAAACAGAGGCTAAAACTGCAAATACGGTTAATGTGCTCGTAGGCCAAACTGTTCCAGTATTTGCTAATACATCATCAACGCCATCTCCACGTAAACAAGGTTTATTATTGAAGACAGCTGAACTTGCTGTATATGCAGGTTGCTTACTCCCTGTAGCTTGAGTGACGTCATTCCCGTTTCCACTTTGATCTGCCCATGTTGAAACGCCTGTACCGATTGTAATACCAAGATCAGATCTCAACCAAATAACAAGACCGCTCAACTTCTTTGGGCTGAACTTTGTCTTCACCTCTTCAAAGAGAATAGTTGAGACATCCATAGCTATGCTAATGCGATATACGTCAAATCGTCTCCAGCATTATCACAGATTCTGTAGAACAAGTTCAGATTCGTAACAGGCATCCATGGAGTCTCTTCTCCAGCGGCAAGCTGAAAGCCTGTTGTCGTGTCTGTAGAACCATCTGCTTTTGTGACTCCAGAACCTCCAATATACACATTCCCAGCATTATCGATTTCAGCCTTGAATTTAACCAACTTACAAGAGACAGTCGGCATCTGCGTAGCCCCTGTATTCCCTGCAAGTTCTCCGCTCGCAACTGTCGTTAAAGCTGGAAATACATTCGTTGCTATGAAGCTAGCAGAAGATCTATATTTATATGTCGTTGAAGTCAGAGATGTTTGCGTAGATGCTTTCTTAGCATAAAGAGTCCCTGAATTATAATCAACGTAATATTCTCCGTTTGATAACAACGCTCCAAGCGTTGACATTTTGTTGAATATACTTGTTTCATCAAGCTGTTCCATCAACTGACGATCAATAGCCTTTTCAGTTGTAAGAGCCGTGGAAGTAAAAGAAAGAGACGTGTCGCCTTTTATAGCTTCCATTGACCCTAGAACATTCTTAACATTGTCATACGCCAGCTGTCCAACAACAACAACTCCAGCAGCTTGCCCAGCATCAGCTGTCAGCGTGCCAGAATTATTATAATAAAGCTGCACCGTCTCACCTGTAACCGTTATAATATTCGAAGAAGCCCCTTTGTTATCAATTGGCATCCCGCGATATGGGCTGACACTTGATTGATTTTTTAATAACATAAGTGAAATAGATAATCGTCTTTCGACGCCCCATTATCCTGTTCACCTTCCTGACCCTCCTGAAGAGAGCGCACTCTCCAAGAGAAGCGGAAGGCAAACCAATAAAGGTTTAGACCGTTCCTGATGCGATATTATTCGCGAAGTTACCAGCGTTTGAACCATTCACTACAGCATTCGCAGCAGTTGCGAGCATGTAGTTATTGTCAACACAGATAACCGAACCACCGAGAGCAGTTGTGCCGTAATCGGTACCAGCAGTAAACGTAGCTCCGTTGAATTCCGTGAAGGTATTCCAGCGGATAACATTACCAGCATCTGCCGCAGCAGCAAACAAGATACCAGAAGTAACAACACCGTTATTAGCAGTCGTCACACGACCAGCCACGAACACATTGTGCTCAATAATGTTTCCAATACCGAGACCTGTGATGTGAGAAGTCTGCGTAATCGCTCCACCAGCAACAACCAGATTTGAGATGAATCGGTTGTCATGAATCCAGTTGTAGTTACACACCGTGGTATTCATGTTGATAAAGTGCGAACCAGATCCGCCAACAGCTGACAAGAAGATGTTGTCATGGATGTTGCAAGCATCAGCACCTTGTGCATCAATAGCCATCTTGGTAGAAGCAATATTGATACGGAATCCTGCGATTTCAATGCCGTCACCCGTGAGGTCAAAGACGTCAGCGGCTGATCCAGTAAGTATCGCAGATCCAGGAGCACCAACAGCAAGAATCTTGACATCATTCACACTTGCAGCGATTGCTGTCGAAATGGTATACGTTCCAGGATAAACCCAGATAATGTCCCCTCTGCCAGCAACGCACTGTAAAAGAGCATTGGCGATGGAATCATTGCCGCTATAAACGCGGACAACTCCATCTTCATCTACCGGAAACATCGCCTGCGTATCAGCAATCAGCGCGGAGCTGGCTGGTAAGCAGTAGAATGATTTCCCATTTCCAACCGGAAGCGGCTTTGCGCTGCGTCCGTATTTTGAGAATTGATTGCGAGCCATATAATACGATTAGACGTATGTTCAGGTATTAAATTAGAGAACTGCCGTCTCCTGATCGACTGCAGTTGTGACAACAGCGTCACCTTTAACTTCTTCTGTTTTGACTTCTTCGACGACTTCAGAAACGACTTCAACCGTTGAAGCGGCTTCAGGTTCTGCACCGATAGTGAGTTGAATGCCGTTCCGAAGGAGCTCCTCTTCAGGTAGAACGGTTTCAGTTCCATCAGCAAGCCAGAGTTTCCAGCAGCCGACGACTTTCGTGTTCTCACTAACAAACGGTTCCATTCGAAGAATCTCAACTTCAGAAAGTTTACCCGCGTAAAGAATTTGAGACATGTTGCAAGACGAGGGGGAGTTGCCTCCCCCTCTTTAACATTATTAGGATCCGTCGCCCTTAGAGATCTTGATCCAAGCAGCAGACACGACACAGATGCCGTAACCACCACGAGCACCAAAGTTCCAATCATCCGTAGCGAAGTCTTCAGCGTTGGTTCCCTCTGAAGGTGTCTTCAAGCGTGGCTCTTCCCAAATACCAAGGTAGGCCGTGGTGTATTGGCTAGATGCCAAACCCCAGTAGTAACGCTTGGTATTATCCACAGCACCGGCAGCGGTAGTAGCGACACGAGGCAAGATGATGTGGCGGTACTTACCCATATAGACGTTCTTCACGCCTGAATTCCCACCTTCAACAGCAGCCGTCGATTGCAAGTATTCACGAGCAACGTTCACGGCTACAGGTTCATCGGTCGTCCAGAGGATGTCAAAAGGCATCGTCATCTTTTCACCGAATTGGTTGATCGTTTGTTCTGTAATCAATCGTTCGCCGCCTTCAAGAGCACCCTTCGAGATCTGAGGATTACCAGAGATCAAGTTCGAGAAGGTCGATGAAGAACCGCGAACCGTGTGAACAGCAGAACCGAGAGCGAGCGTATCGCCAACTGTAACATCACGGCTCACGCCATCCATGTCCGTGAAGGCTGTTGAGTGAGCAAACGTAATGCGGTGTGCCAAGTCTAAGTCCATGCGGTTAGCAACCTGCCGACCAAGGTTGGTCAAGCGTTGCACAACTTCAGGATACTTGTTTTGCGTACGCATTTCGTACGAGATACCAATGTCAAGAGCTACACGATATTGAGTCATCGTCTTTGAGTAGCCCTGTTGTACGCCTGCGCGTTCAGCTTGAGCAGACTCACCCTTGAGCTTAGCGTATTCTTGACCATCAATTTCCGAGAATTCACGAGTGTTT